ATTATCTCATTCCTCCTGGTGCAATGTCTAATCTAAATGTACCCAGTTTCCAATTTTTTCCAGTACCTGTATTAGATACTTTTAATGCAATTGATCTAGCTCTAAGTCTAGTGCTTTTAAAATCTGTAGTTTCGGTTGATGTAAAATTTGTAGTTGTTGCAGCGGTATTAGGGTAGTTTCTTGTTGTAAAACTAATTTCAGTGTCACCTGTTTGTTCTATAAAATCTGGTATAAATCTACTTATCCTCATCATATATTCACCGTCTCCTCTAAGATCAGGGGTCCCTACCGCTTGACCTGTATTACTTCTTTTTTGAGTAATATCAAAATCACCAGAAAGAATGTTGGCATTGATAGCAGTAATGGCATTGCCGGCATTAACTTGATCGGTCCCTGTTTCGTGTTGATAATATATACTACTTCCGTCTACATTTCCAGTAACATCATAAGAGGCATTATCATCAGGGTTATAAAGTGTTGCATGAGGTTTTTGGTATACAGCAGAATCTACCCAAGCAGATCTATTTAAAGATCCTGTTGTCCAAATAGGTCTTTCAGTTGTAGAATCCACATAATTATAACTTACTACTCTATCAACCGAAGTAGCCGAAGCTGAACAATAAAACCAGCTTATCTCTCCAAAAAGATTATTAATACCTGCGTTAATAAAATCTTTAGTTACAGAATTAAGACCAAGTCCGGGATCTACGGAGTAAACAAAATCTTCTACTAGACAAGGCATCGATCTTAACTGACCATCATAGTTAAAGAAACCGTTGTCTGACATCCAATAAGCTGAACCATCAACTTCGATGCAAGCATTTTTACCAATCAATCCACAGTTAGTCCCTGCTTGTTGAAAAGCAAAAGTAAAAGGTTGACCTACAAATTGCATTAAAAATATTGCAGTATCAGTCCATACATAAAGAGCATCCCTACCTTTGATAGCAGACATAATCTTAGATCCTGCAGCAAGCCTTTGAGAACCTGCTGTATTTTCTGCTCTTATAGTATACTCATTAATATTTTCTTGATCAGAGAATCTTATAAACATATCATCTTGTGTAGATTTATCCCCAATAGTAGTTTCTGTTCCAAAAAATACTAAGTGTCTGTCTGGAGTTGATACTATCATATGACGTGATGCTGTTGGTGCTCCAGATATAATTGTTGCTCGAGTATTTAGTGCATTTGTAGCCGATCCATCCCATTCAAAACATTCTCCATTGTATATAAGAGCAATTAATTTTGTACCAAAATTATCAAGAACCCATAAACCAGGGTTAAGTGTAAACTGTGAAGTTGACGAAGCTTCACCCCATCCGTTGTAATCTGTAATATTTGTAACTGTTGCACCACCACTGTGGGCAGCTTTTGTAGTGCCATTAACTTCTCTTGCTCCCCCGCTTAATATATTTGTTCCTGTGTTATTTGCTGTGTAAGATATATCTTCTGTCCCTATTCTTATGGTCCCCGATGCCGGAAAAGTTGATGAGTTAGTCAAAGGAATATTGGTTACAGAATCATTTATAGTAGAAGCAAGAGTATTGATTGCTTCTCCATTTACTACACCACCAAATAAACCTGAGCTCCAACCAAACCCTGATTCTTGCGTAGAGGGTCCTACACTAAAGTAACAAAGAATTGATGCAGATCCCGCATTGGTTACAGGTGTGCCGGCTTCGTTAGTAGCCATTGTAATTGTAAACGTACTACTACTTGGTACAGAAGTTACCATAAATTTTTCATCTTCAAATGTAGCGTTTGTAAAAGTAGATCCCGATAACCCAGAAACAGCATCAAATAATACTATATCATTATCTATCAAACCATGGGGGGACGATACAGTTATTGTGACTGTTGGTGAGCCTGCTGTACTTGTGAAATTTGCTCCGGTAATTGTAGTTCTTATAGGATGAATATCATAGTATTCACCGTCTGAAAAAACATAAAGAATTCTATTTGTGCCAATTGCGGAATATTTTATCCCAACATTATTATTCCAGTTATGTATTGCTCTTGCAGCACCGGTTAACTTATTGCTACCTAACTGTTCCCAACCCCCTATTTTTTCAGGAGAGCCGTATCTAAAACGTACATTGTCGCCGTCAAACCATTGCCCTTCGGCACCGGTCTCTGTAACTTGTTTATTGAACCCTGGAGCAAAACCTAGTTTTTGTAGCATAATAACCTCATTATATAGGTTTTTAGTTATTTTAACAGTATTAAAAACAAATGTCTAGTGGTTAAATGTAAACCAACCAGTTATGATATATTTTTCATGGGTTTTAGATATCTGTCCTTTATGAGTATGTGTGAAATCAGTAGGCCATATTAACGTCAAACCTTTCTTTGCTGGTACAGTTAGGTTTTGGTACTTGAACATAGTCCCACCACCAGGCGCATCATTTAAAAATGTCATAAAAACTAAAATTCTAGTTACATCCGATAAACTTGCTCTTTCACAATGCCATTTTTTAAAACCTTCTTTAGGTTTGTAATACTGTATATTGTAATCATCATTAATATTAAATCTTGCCATATCATTAGGTTCTGAATACCTAACTAAATATTTTTCTAAACAATCCTGCAGCTCATCTCGATAATTTTTAAACGGAGGTGAGAACTGTTTTGAACCTATTGGTAGATCTAAAGAATCTTTTATTCTTCTATCTATCTTTTTTCTACCTTGGTTAAAAACATGTCCTTTGCTTTTAATTTTATTGGGAGTATCTTTAAAATATTTTACAACATTATTGCATATAGGTTTATCAATAAACCAACCCCCTATAAAACTATCTAGTGGTAATTTATATTCTTTAATCATTGTAAATACCTAAAGATAAAATTATCCTTGGGTCTAGTCCTATTGCTGTATGAATCGTATTTTTAGGTATGTAAAGTAAATCACCTTTTTCTACAATTATTTCTTTGTAACCAACTTTATATAAAGTTCTCCCATGACATCCTAATATCCACACATCGTATTCATCTTTATGAGTAATACTTCGCGTACCCATGACCCATGACATAAATAAATCTAAATCATAATTTTTTTGTTTCTTAATGCAACGTTTTTTAATTTGATCATATACAGATTTAAACTCTTGATTTTTACCAACGTTTCTTATTTGCATTACAGACTGTAGTATTTTTCTATCGTACCAGGTTCCACTAAATATAGTATCGTGATCGTTTACATCTAACGCATGTGATACAAAATTAAAATCTATATGTTTTTTAAATTTTATTTTTTTACGTATGAAATCCATTCTAAATCCTCTAACAAATTATTGAAACTAACATCTTTTAATTTATGTATTTTTACATAATTATTTAATTCTTCTATATCTAATATTATCCATTGATCTTCAAATTCAAAAACCATTTTATCTGCTTTGTTTTTAAAGCTACCCTTTCTTTCATAACGATTGTTTTCTTTTTTAATAGTGTTAGATAGATCAAATTTAAATATGTTATTAGAATTTCCTTTTAACATTCCTTTTATATGCCATCCTTCAAATTTTTTAGGATATTCAATTTTAGTTAAATACTTTTTAAATTTTTGTTGTGTCGACATTTTTTCTACCTTTAAACCAATCGGGTAAACCTATGTGTTCTCTACCATCAAATTTATTATTGTCTTTATCATTTTCTCTATTGTAATGTAAAAACACTTGTACACATGATTCTCCAGTAAACGGTTCTCTCCAATGTTCTAAATCACAACCACTATACATAAGCATGTCTCCATGATTTAAATTAATTTTAGTCCCTTTTTTATTAGTTTTTCCAGAAGGTTCTAAAAATATTGGCCATTTATCTCCTCCCAAACTAAGAGTAGCAGAAATTTCACAACTCTTTCTGTCCTTATGTCGTTCAAGAACATCCCCTTTTTTATATATTCTTGCATAGGAATAAGTAGGAACTAATTTCATGCCGGATTTTTTTTCCATTTTAGGTAACAACCCTAACAATAAAGTTTCCATAGCAATGTCAGCATAGTGTGAGTAAGTATTTGGAATTTGTGAATCATTCCATACCCCATAGTCTGGTTGAAAAATAGATATATAATTATTTTTAAGCATTGTCATATGCGTTTGTCTTTTAATGCAAAAATAATCTGAAACAAAATGAGCCAGTACTTCTGGAACTGCTTGTTTAATTACCTGATATTTTTTCTTTTTAAAACTCATTAAAAATAATTAATATTTATATTAACTCTAATTTTACTATCGCTACATCTTGAACTTTTATGTTCAATACTTGGATCAAATAAAACTACCCTGTTTGCTTTCGGTTCTACTTTTTTATCTGATTCTTTAAAATATGTAAAGCCATTATTATCATTGATATATAATATACAACCTTTATGTTTATACGAAAAATCAGTGTGGAAATTATTATAAGTCATTTTGTTTTCTTTAATATGTAAATTACCCTTTACTCTAATTAGGCTTTTAACTTTTAACTTATCTATTAAATTTTGTAACAAATTAAAAAATGGACTTTGTGGTTCTGAATTTTTATAGAAACTATGTGTAAAATAAAATTTACTTCTTTCATTTTCATGGGATACATAGTCACAATAAAACCAGGGAAAATCATTACTGATCATACACGATTGAATTTTATTAAATTCATCTTTATCTAAAAAGTTATCTATTACTTCAATGGCCATCCGCAAGTCCAAATTACTAAACTATATCTTGTTCCTTTTTTTACTGGTGTTACTCTGTGCCATACCCAAGAAGGGAAAACAATTATTGATCCTTTTTTTATATCATTAACTGTATGTATTGGTTTTGGTTTTTTTGGATGTTCATTTCTATAATCAAATTGAAGATCCCCGCCTTCAAATTTATTTGGATCTGATAGACACACCGTAACAGATAATTTTCTAGTTTTTCCTTTTTCAAATCCTTCAGAAGTATAAGGTGCTCCCCAAGAATCACTATGCCAATCGTAAAAATCATTTTTACCATATTTAGTAAATTGACAATTTTCTGAATAATGTGTTTCATAATTCCAACCTGCTTCTACATTAGCATTTGCTATAAACGGATTTACTTCTTTGTATATCCAGTTATCTTCCATCCAAATAATGTTAGATTTTCTAATGTTATTTAATTTTTTTGTTTCTTTTTTACTTAAAGGATATTTTACAACATCTCTGTCATGACCAAAATCTCCTGTAATAGCCGTCCGTTGTTGATTCTTTTTTAATTCTGCATTTTTAATAATCTCATCACAGACTCTTTCTGGAAGTCCTCTTTTAAACACCCAACAATAATTAAAACTATTGTTCATTAACAGGTATTGTATGCAATAGTTAGATACGTATTTGTTTTATTAGAAGTATTTTGAGTAAAAAAATATTTTAATATAGAAGGAAAAATAATGTATTCATTATTTTTTAATTCAACTTGAGAAAAATTTTCTTTTAATCTCTTATTAGGATATTCAATTATTAATTGTTGTGAGTATCTCTCTACTTCAATTCCATAAATACATGTGTAGTCAGGAGAGCTAGATAAATTATGTTCATTAACAAGATTTTTAGTAATAGAACTTTCTTTCTCATTAAATATATTTCCAAA